TCGGAAGAAATCCAGCAGAAATCTGAAGAGCTCTTTAAGTACCCAGACGGGACACCCCGGTTTCACCTTATTGAAGAGCGTGACGGTAGTCTGGAAAGTATGAAAGACCTTATCATGCAATTGGTGGTTTCTTGTGATTGCCGAGTGATTATACTTGACCCATTGCAGGACTTGCTCGATGCCCAGCCGCTCGATGCCCAGTCTGGGTTTATGAGTTGGATTAAGGGGATGATGAAAAGTCATGGCGTTACTTTCATCCTAGTAAATCATTTGCGTAAAAGTAGCGGAGGTAGTAAGGCGAACAGTACGGGGGCGGACATCCACGAAGAAGATTTTATGGGACACTCCAGTATCTTCAAGAGTAGTGCTTGCAACCTGCTATTTACTCGTAACAAAGAAGCCGAAAGTGAATTTGAGAGAAATGTAACTACTATGAAGATGACAAAGTGCCGCTGGACGGGCCGAACCAGCCCGATTGCTGGTAAGTATTATTATGATAACGAAACACACACCCTCTATGATCTAGAGGATTATTTGGAAAAACACCCGGAGATTACAGAGTTCTAAGGGAGGTTCTATATTGAATATTGTTTATAAGCTAACAAACCTAGACCGCGAAAGCGGTCGAAGGTTTTATGTAGGCTCCAAAACCGAGTGCTTTATAGAAAAGATAAACGGTGTGGACCGAATTGTGTCAACAAAGACAGGTCTTCCTTATTATGGGAGCAGTACATGCCCACTGATGAAAGCTGATATGGCGGAGGGCCACAGGTTTTCCGCCGAGATTTTGGAAGAAGTTACAAATAAGAAAAATCTTTTGTCGGCAGAAGATGCTTGGATTGTAGAGTTGAATGCAGTTGAGTCAGAGGATTACTACAACATCGCCTATGCCAGAGTGGGTGGTCACATGGTGGACCAGACCGCTGCATATAATATGTACGGTGAAACTGTCATGGATTATGGCAAGGCGGTATCCTCGCTAAACAAAAGAAACAACACGGCAGTTAAGTATGGCTTCAGCAACATGGGTTTGTTTTGTCTTTTCTTGAAGGAGCAGTTTGACTCTGGAAAAGGTTCCGCTGAGATAGCTTCTGATCTTGGTTGGGAGAGACATGCCCCCGCTAGGTATATCAAACCTTATGATATGGATAAGTGCAAAAGAGAGTGGGAGGCTCAGGAAGAAGAGATTAGGAAGTCTGTCAGGCAGCTCATAGCTGAGGGGGTTTCCGCAAAAAAGATTGCGGAGTTGAAGGGTCTTGAAATCCCTACGGTTTGTTTGTATATTGGAGACTACTCAAAGGTTTACAGAAAATCTTACCTAGTGGCTCAGCGTCGTGGTGAGACAAAAGAAGAGCTTGAAGTGAAGATTACCAAGATGGTCGTTGATGAAGAGAAAGGTTTCAACGAAGTGTCAAGGGAGCTTATGATAAATGAAGCAAGTGTGAAGAGATACTTTCTCCGTTGCATACGGAGGAATCTAAAAGATGTAGAACTTATCTAGGAGGAAGTTTTGAAGAAGATTACAAACTGGAGGAGTGCAACAGTAGCTGACTTTGAGGCTGATGGGCTTCTTGATGAAGCGACAAAACTTCACGTGCTTTCGTATCAACTCGATGGCAAGGGTGTCAACTCTTTTCATGGCACGGAAGAAGCAGACCGGATCAAGGCTTTCTTCCGTTACCACCTAGAAAAGAAAGTTCCTATTGTCATGCACTCTGGGATTTCTTACGACATTCCTCTGGCAGAGAAGCTTTTGGACATTGATTTGTCTGAAATCATGTTGATCGACAGTTTGGCACTGAGTTGGTACTTGAATACCAATAGACCCAAGCATGGGCTGGATTCTTTTCACGAAGATTACGGGATTGAGAAGCCGAAGATTGATGACTGGGAAAACCTCTCTTACGAAGAGTACCGACATCGCTGCCAAGAGGACGTGAAGATTAACAAAGCTTTGTGGGAAGACCTGAAAGCTCGATTGATCGACATGTACACATTCGCACAAGCGGAAATTAATGCAGGCCACGTTGGCGGCACTCGGATGTTTGATGGTGAAGAGATTTATCTTGACCAATTTGTAGGTAGCACAGTTGATGAGGCTATTGACCGCATTTTGACTTTCTTGATGTTCAAGATGGATTGTGCAAGGCTTCAAGAGAAAACTAGGTGGGATGTTGATGTAGAGCTTTTGGAGTCTTCGATTGAGGAGCTGACAGAAGAGGGTGCTAAGGCTAAGGCAGATCTGGAATCTGTAATGCCAATGGTGCCGAAGTACTCCGAGAGAAAGAAACCTGCAAAGCCGTTTAAAAAGAACGGCGACTTGTCTGCATCTGGCGAGGCTTGGGAGGAAATTAAAAAGCTTATCGAGACAAAAGCTGTTGATGAGCACGGAAACCCAATGGTAAAACCTAGCACCAAAGAGGGTGCTATTAAGGTGCTGACTGGTTATGAGCCGCCTAATGGCAACAGCCCCGAACAGATTAAGGCTTTTCTTTACTCGAAGGGTTGGGTTCCTCAATCGTTCAAATATGAAAAAGATGAGGAGGCTTTTAATAAGTGGATTGCTTCTAAGCCGAGAGAAGGTGCAACCCACCAAGCGTGGAAGGCTTGGAAAGCTGCTCGACCAGAAGAGAGAGCTATCCCACAAATTACCGTTGCTGGTGATGAAGGGAAAGAGCTGTGTCCGTCTCTTGAAGAGCTTGCAGAGGAAGTGCCAGAGATTCGCGTGTATGCAAAATACTGCGTTCTTAAGCACAGACTTGGTGTACTAAACGGCTTTAAGCGTGACATGAAAAACGGGAAGCTACAGGCTCGTATTGCCGGCCTTACTAACACTCTGCGTATGCAACATGCAGAGATTGTAAACCTCGCCGGGGTGGACAAAGCCTACGGCAAGATTGTCCGTGGAGTGCTGGTCGCTGGTAAGGGAAAAGTGTGCCTAGGGTCGGATTTGTCTTCTCTTGAAGATCGCGTGAAACATCACTTGATGCTGCCCCATGACCCTGAGTATGTTGCTACGATGCAAGAGGATGATTTTGATCCTCACATTTTGATGGCGCTGACGGCTAAGATGATTACACAAGAAGAGTATGAGGAGTTTAAGAAAGGGAACAAAACAGCAAACGCAAAAGCAGCCCGTAAGAAAGGTAAAACAACAAACTACGCATCCGTGTACAATGCAGGTGCCGCTAAGATTGCCCAGGCCGCTGGTGTGCCTTTGAAAGAGGGTGAAGCTTTGCATGAGGCGTATTGGAAGCTAAACTGGGCTGTCAAGGCCATTGCAGAGGAGCAGGTTGTGATCAAGGACAGCCGTGGTAACAAGTGGCTGGTTAACCCTGTCAACGGCTTCTGCTATGCTTTGCGTAAAGAGTCAGACAGGTTCTCTACCCTTGCCCAAGGCACTGGTGCATTTTTCTTTGACATGTGGTTGGATAACTGCTTGAATATGATGCACGAAAGGTATGGGGCAAAGACTTTGACAGGCCAGTTTCACGATGAGCATATTTTTACCATCCGTGATAAGGAAAAGTTTGTTGAGGAGTTTAAAGAGATTATTCAGTTGTCGATTGAGAAGGTGAATGAGGACTTTAGGCTTCGCCGCAAACTTGGGTGTGAGACACAAGTGGGCTATCGTTACTCTGATATCCACTAATCACCAAAAATTCCCTTGACAACCACTAAAACATGCTTCACAATGTACACACATTAACAGGAGCGGGACGTAACCCGCTAACGTTCAAACGCCACTGGGGCTTTTAAAAGAGGAGAGAAGAGATGGCATCTGTAACTAAAACAATCACCGAGAATGTGGAGGAAATCTAAATGAATATTGAAAAGATTAAAGCATGGGCTACAACAGATGAGAAAGGAAATGTAATTGCTTTGTGTGAGACGCGAGAAATGGCTCGCCAACAGCTTCGTTATGCAAAGCGTCATGGACACACTAAATTTAAGCTTGTTAAGCTTTCATTTGATAGTTTTCAACGATAAGGAGGATGTATAATGTCGTTCATTTTGGGAATGATGTTCCTGATTATGTTTGGACTGAAGCTTGCAGGAATTGCTACGATTAGCTGGGCTGTTGTCACTGCTCCTTTGTGGGCACCAGCGGTGATTGTAGTTCTTCTGTTCGTCTGCTCTACGATGTATTTTAAGAGCAAATAATTTAATTATTCTCTTGACGAAAAGAGAAAAGTTTGAAACAATACACAGCTTCAACGGAGTGTGGCTTCCGTTCCAAAATGTCACAAATCATTTTAATCAAAGAGGAGATGTATAGTTATGCCAGTTATTAAAGATGCCGTTTTCGCCTACTGCAAGATCGACCAGGCCGATTTTAAATATGGCTCGAAAACAGAGAAAGAATACTCTGTTGATGTAGTGGTTCCGAAAGCTGTAGCAAAAGAATGGAACAAGAAATATCAAAAGCAGAGAGCTAAGGAAGTGGATCGTGACGACTTCGAACGTGCTTATAAGTTTGCCCCACCCTTTGAAGGTGATGAGCTGTATGTAATCAAGCTGAAGAAGCCAGCACAATACAAAGATGGAACTCCGATTGCTGATTATGCAAAGCCTCGTGTCCTGCTTGCAACCGAAGATGGTAATGTTGATATCACTGCCACCACTAAAGTTGCTAACGGTTCTAAAGGTGTTGCTCAGTTTGATGAAGTTAGTAATGACTTCGGTACGTTTGCTAAGCTGAAAGCAATCCGTGTCGATGAGCTGATTGAGTATAAGCCTGCTGGCGGTGGTGCAAGCTTTGATGAGCTTGGTGGTGTTAAAGGTGGTCTTGCTGATCTTGGTGGTATTCCAGAGCGCGAGCCTTCTGAAGCTCAAGAGAAAGCTTATGAAGAAGCAACTAAAGAGATTTCTAAGCCTAAAGCTAAGAAGGAAGCTGAACCTACTCCTGACTTTGATGATGATGAAAGTCTTCCCTTCTAGTATGAAAGTATGCTTCAAGTGTGGGGCTGAAAAGCCCCTCTCTGAATTCTACAAACATTCTCAAATGGCAGACGGTCACGTTAATAAGTGTAAAGATTGCAATAAAAAGGATGTTAGAGAAAACAGGGCAGATAAAAAAGAGTATTACGATCATTACGACCGTAATAGACCAAACCAGGAAGAAAGAGTTAGGAAGTGCTGTGAGCGTACAAAAGAGAGGTACCACACCGATCCTGAGTATAGGCAAAAAGTGCTAGATACAAAAGCCGCATGGATTGAGAGGAATGCTCAAAAACGTAAAGCACAGTATGCTGTATCTAATGCTAAAAGAGATGGTAAGCTGGTTAAACCGGACTGTTGTGAGCACTGCGGAACCTCAGAAAAAGCTATACAAGCGCACCACTGGTCATATGAACCTGAACACTGGTTGGACGTAATATGGCTTTGTACAAAGTGCCACGGAAAAGAGCACAGGCGGTTGAATGAGCTAGGACGAGACCCAGACAGGGCTTAAACTACCCTTCTAGTCTGTAACTTGAAACAAAGCCCGTCTGAAATACGGCGGGCTATCTTAGGAGAAATGAGATGAGTAAATCTGTAGAGTTTCGTGTTGATGAGTCTTGTGAAATGCTGGCAGTTTACATTGATGGTAAGTGCTGGCGGGAAGGGAATTACTGGGATTTT